AACTTGGAACAGTCAACCCCAGGGGCGCACGTTGCACGACACGAGGGACAGACATTCATGACTGCTTTTGTTTTTGTTCTTGTTTTTTTTTTCGATCGAGGTTTAAGTCATGCGTCTCATTCCCAGGCAGAGGTTTTTTGAGTCTCACCTCGTCGAACGACTCCATTGTCTTTTCCAATTTCTCTGTTCAAATAAAAATCCGTCTGCGGGTTTTTGATCTCCTCTTTGAACAGTTAGTAAAATGAACAGTTGCATAGGTGCCACCAGTCCTGCTGCCTTAACCCAGTTGGTCGCCTTGGGCGCTGCCGACGTGTACCTGACCAAGTGTCCGACGGTGACCTTTTTCCGTTTTCGGTACAACAAGTACACGAACTTTGCGATGGAGTCAATTGAGCAGACTTTCAACACCCAGGTTTCGTTTGGTGGGGACTGTCAGATGACTTTGAACCGGAACGGGGACCTGATTTACTTCCAGTACGTGGTCATCGACTTGCCAGGCATAACGTGCTGTCAACCTCAGGTGGCGGTTTGCGGCATTGGCGGCAACCAGTTCCCTTGTTGCGACCCATGTGACCCGTGTGGCGACGGTCCGGCCCCTCAATGTGTGTGCCCCGGGACAATTATCAGTAGCCCTCAGGAAGAGGACGAGGAATTTGGGACCGTGGACGATGTGGACCTGTGTACTGGTCTCGAACGGCCCTGGTGTCACTATGTGAACGCCATTGGGCAGTTTTTGGTCAAGAAGGCGTGTTTGGTGATTGGTGGTCAGATGAACGACAATTTGTACAATGATTTTTTGTTCATGTGGGAAGAACTCACGGGCCAGCCTGGCAAACGGTTGACCGAGATGGTAGGCAAGCGGTTTACTCGGGCTCAATTGGTGGCCGATTCGCAAGAGGACCGACGTCTGTACGTACCTTTGCCGTGGTGGTTTACGTACACGTCCGGTAATGCACTGGCTCTGGTTTCCTTGCAATTTCACGGGGTCCAGATCTTTGTGTGTTTCGAGGAACTGCGTCGGTGTGTACAGGTCTCTGACTGCGACGTTCTCGTGGTCAAGTGCCGCGACTGCCAGCCCCTGAATTCCAACGATCTCCAGGCACGTCTCGAGACGGTGTACATTTACTTGGACATTGAGGAAAGAGACCGGTTTGCCGCGGGATCCTTTGAGCAACTCATTCAGCAGCACCAGGTCTTCCAGGCCACCTTCAAGAGTTGCCAGATCCGTATGCAACTCAATTTCAACCACCCAGTCATCGAACTCATCTGGGCAGTCCGTCGCAAGTGCCAGGAACTCTGCAACAACCACTTCAATTACTCGGGCAAGTGGGGCAAGGATCCCATCAAGTATGTCCATTTGCGTCTCAATAACCAGTCCCGGTTCAGTGGGCGCGAGGGACGCTATTTCCGCTTGGTCCAGCCGTGGCAATTCCATACCGACATTCCAGACTCGTTCGTCTACTGTTACTCGTTCGCGCTTCACCCAGAAGAGGTCCAGCCTTCTGGTAGCGCCAACTTTTCGCGACTTGATGTCGTCGAACTCCTCTTCGATCTCCAAGACGGATTGTCCGACGAAGAAGTCGCGGTCGTGGTTTTCGCGGTCAGTTGGCAAGTATTCCGCTATCGCGCTGGGCTTGGTGGCGTGGCCTTCGGTAACTAAACGGTGTAAAGACTGCTTCTGAGATCACAAACACGCCATGGAACTGAAAGGAGGTGCCAATAAAGAATGATGTGTATTTAACGAAATTTGCCTGCTTATTATCATCTAGACAGCCACAGAAAAGCAGCGGTCCAAAAGGAGAAAAGATCCGGCACCCGGAGCCCAAATAACCATGAAAATCGTGGCTTTGAGTGGGAAAAGAGGCCATGGCAAAAGCACTCTGGCTCACTATCTCATTGAGCATCACGGATTTCAGGAATTTTGCTTTGCAAATCCACTGAAAAAGGCCGTGGCCGAGATCTTTGGGTTCAGCGACTATCAACTCTACGATCCTCAGGGCAAGGAAACCATTGATCCGTTCTGGGGTGTCACGCCTCGTGAAGTGCTGCAAGTGTGTGGAACAGAGTTGTTTCGGGATCGACTGCCCCAGAGTTTGCCGACCACGGAAAATCTTTGGATCAAGGCTCTTTTTCGCAAGTTGCAAGATTTGGAAGACGAGGCCAGGGTTGTCGTCTCCGACTGTCGCTTTCCCGATGAATGGAAGTTTATGCGGGCACTTGGAGCCAAGATGGTGCGTGTCGTGCGGCCACGGTTGGTGGCGGACGAAGCGTTGGCTCACCATCCGAGTGAAACCGCGCTCGACAACCTGGACCTTTACACGCCTGACGAAGTTTTTGTCAACGATGGGACAAGTGAAGAACTGGTGCAAAAGTTCAGTGTTCGGGTGCAACACTGGATCCAACCGCACATATGAGCCACCACCACCCAGACCACTCCCCCCAAAAAACTTGACTGCTTTCGTGCTCCTAGTAAACATTCTGGACTGTGACTGTTTTAGCCTCGATAATTGGAAAAGAATTCAAGTTTTTTGCGAGGGCGAGTTTGCGGATCGTCCAAAATCCAAACTCAAAGCACCAAACTTGCAAAAAAACCCTAGTCCTGGGAACGTGTCGTCTTTGTCTGGTCCTTAAGCAGTAATAAAACGACTGGTCCAGAATCGTTAGGTTTTGAATGTCTGGTCCTTTGAAGCAGTCTCGAAAA